GATACACCAGCAATCTTTGCAGTAACTCTTCGGAAAGTAGTGGTTCCAAGACCAGTTACACCATCAGTTATATGATTGGTAACAGTATTTACCTGATAGATATTATCAACAAAATCTGTTCCAATACCAATAATATCACCCGCAATATCTAAGGATTTAAGAGTAGTATCAGCAAATCCAACATATGTATTCTTAATTACAAAGTAATCACCAGTACCAATACCACTTAAAGTAACAGCAGTACCAACAAGATCTGCATTTCTCATGAAGGACCCATATGGAATATGAATATCAAAAATCAAACTCTTATCAACCTGCGCTTCAGTACCTTCAGTTCCGAATCCAACGATAATTCCATCGTCTCCATTATAAGAACCAACAGTATTAGTTTCAGCCGTTGCCTCTGGTGGTTTAATAAGACATACTGGTACATTTGTCTGTAAATATTCAGTTCCACTATTAGTAATTTCAATTCCAGTAACAACACCAACAGGGTTAATAAACGTTTTACCAAGTGCAGTAGTTCCAACACCAGTCTGACCAAATACTACACCTGGTGCAACAGTATATCCAGCACCAGCATTTGTAATGTCTACTGAAGTAACAATACCAGCAGTAGTTACAAGACAAGTTGCAATAGCACCAACCTTAGAATCTTGGGAAATAATAGTTATCTTATCTTGACGTTTAGCACGTTGTGATACATCTACCATTTCATTATCAGGATCAAAGAATGGTCTTACACTATCAACATATATGACAGTGGAACCAATACCAACAGATTTAATAACATATGCAGCTGGATTAATTTGAGCATTATATAATTCTCTATCTTTTCCAATCATTTCTTCATTAATGATTCTATCTTCAGTTTGACGAGTCCAAACTACAGGTCTTAGAAGATCTTCATCTTGAGTGTTTCCTGGACCAAAATATGGTACGGTTTGAACCGTACTTGTGGAAGTTACAGTAGAAACTCCTCTTACACTTTCTTTTAGGTAATAAGGTTGTGAACCATTTTCAATTGTTAAATCATCACCTGCCTTAACAGTTTCAAGTATTTCTTTAGATATAACGTCAGCCGCACCACTTCCTTTATAGAAAATAACTTTAGACGTATCACCTACCTTCGGTGCCTCTGTCATTGTAATAATACTACCACCATCAAATTTGTATCCCTTATTGGGGACCTGAAGAATATCGTTAATAAAGACAAGAATTACTTGCTCAATATCAATCTTAGATCCTTTAGAAGTTCTAATGGAAATTAGATTCCCAGACCTCATTAATGGGAAAGTAAGAGTTTCCCCATCAAACATACTATCCCAATTATCAAGATTTTCTAATTCTCCAAGTGACCATCCACTAAACTTATCTGTGAATATTTCATCAACTGTAAGTTGGAATTCATTATAGTAAGTACTTGTATCAGTAGGAATCCCAGTAGTTCCAGCATAAGGAATTGTTAGAATTTCATCTTCACGATAACCACTTCCACTACAATTAAGAGTAAAATCAATTACACTAGATCCTTGACCAACTACAATATCAACAGTTGCATTAGTTCCAACTCCAGATACACTATCTGAACTATACTCTAAAGGAATATTAGTATATGAAAGTGGAGCATCAATAATAACAAATGGAGGATCTGTTTGACTATATCCACCCTTAGAAATAGTAATTGCTACACCAGTTAGAGTACCATTAGATCCAATTGTAGCAGTACCTACCCATTGAGTATTGGGAGTTGTTAAACTAGTGGTTCCAACACCAACATTAACTGTTTGACCAATACCAGACCTATATCCGGATCCACTATATCCAATACTAACTGATTGAACTGTTCCTGCTGTAGAAACAACTGCTGTACCACCTGCAGCAACTAATGGTTGATATCCATGACCCTCAGTTGATCCCAAAGATAGAATTACACCACCAATAGGAAGAGTGGATAAATTAACATCACTAGCAACTGAAGATGCAGTTCCAGTAAAGGTTACAGTGGTAACACCTGCTAATTCACCTAGATTATAATTATTAACCGGTCCTTGGAATACATCATTAATCAAAATGACTGCATTTTCAGAAGCAATTCCAGTTGTATTACCTTTACCAACCTTTAAATCAAAACTACTTACAGACCCATTAAATTGTCCACTAATATCATCAAAAATGTTGTTATTATAATAAGTTTCATAATTTGTATTTTCAGCTCCAGAACGCAAGAATACTCTTCCACTAAAGTTAGATCCAGTTGCCACTCCTACCCAATCTCTAGAATCAGGAGGATTAGTAGTACTACTTAAAGGAGTATTTCCATATGGAGCTTCTGTAAAGTTAAGTACATTATCAATAATATTATAACTACCCGTAACTTTTGTTACTAATGCATCTGTAGAATGCCCTGCAAGATTAGTTCCTAACCATGCTCTTCTTACTCTAAACCTATTAGTACTTCCAACACCGACAGATTCAATCTTTATTATTTCATCATCAATCTTAACTAAATCTGCACCAGTAATAGAAGTAATTCCAGTAAAATAAACTAAATCATCAGTAGTAAACATCTGGTCTGCAAGTGTTGTCGTTACAGCAGTTGCTACAACAGGTGATTGAATAATATTATCCAAACTCAATATAACTTTTGCATTCGCATTTGTAGAAACAAATCTATGAGAAGTACCAATACCAACACTCGTAACATCTACAGCTTGAGGAAGAGTTAATAATGCTTTCTGAGCAGTTTCTGCTAATTTAATCTTATCATCATCTATCTTAATAACGAATGAAAATTCAGGTAAAAGAGTAGTTGTTCCAATTCCAACAAATCCATCAGTTTCAGCAATTCCAACTGCACCATAAGTACCTGTTCCTTCATGAACATACTTAATTTTTTCACCAGTCTTAAAGAAGTGATTTGGAATCTTAATAGTGTTAGTAGCAACATCTACAATAGATGAACTATCTCCTTCAAAACTTCTTTCAAAAATTCTTTCATTATTATGCGTTAACATAAATTGTTTCTTAAGACTATTCTCAGTTCCTTCATACAATCCATACTCAGTCATTACAGATGAATTATTAAAGGAAATATTATCCTTATTATCATCAGTAACTTTTATTGCATTCATATAAACATCAGCCTGAACTGCAATATTGGCAGTAGGAGTACATAGTAATTGTACAGTTGCAACTCCAGCATTACTATCAGAAACTACTCTAGTTCCTACAGTCCCTATTCCAGAAGTACCTACTTGAGCATACCAAGTTTCATAACTATCTCCACTATCAGTATCAATACGATAATCATCAATAACAAGACCCTCAAATATTTCAGCCGTTCCTGTTTGATTTGTATCTGTAAGTTGTATTACAAAATAAGCAGCATCATATCCATCTACAGTAGAAGAAGCCTGAGTGACATATTCTCCAATTACATTTACTGATGGAGATGATGTAGATGCTATTCCTGTTGGAGTAGATTGGAATCTTCCATGTTTTAAATCAATTGTTCCTTGTGCACCCAAACTACCAGTTGCTGCCATGGATACCTGAATAGTATTAACTACTGCAGTCGTTCCAATTCCAGCATTTGTTTGAGCAGGGAACCAATCAAGTTTTACATTAGATCCAGAAATATAAGCAGAATAAGTTCCAAGACCCAATGAGGCATCATCCGACGCCTCAACTTCAGTAAGTAGATGACCATATTCTGTTACATCTACAGTAGTTCCATCATGAATAAGATTAAATTCATCAAATTCATATTCACCACCACTTGCTACAGAATTATCTCCTCTAATATTAACTAATATCTTAGAAGAACGATAAGTAACACCAATACTTACGATATTAATTCCAGTTGTAGTTGCAGTAGCAACCTGTGTACTGGTAGAATCTATTTTTGTAACACCAAAACTAGTACTACCTACACTCAATAAATCATTATCAATATGATAGGAAATAGCTGTAATATCATAATCATTTACTTTATAATCTTTTGGATACCAAAGTAATCTTCCAGTTGACCCAAGAATATTAGCATCAAATGATCCCATGTTATAAACACTCTCTATCCGACCATATTGCTGTAAATATATGTCAGAATTATTATGAACCAAATCAACAACCTGAAGTTGTCTGTGTTGGATATATCTCCTATCCTTAACAAAAACAAAATATTTTACTGCTCTTGCTGTAGCAAGATCAAATTCAGCTGCAATACTAAAAGGAGTTGATCTTGGGTTACTATTAAATTCACCTGAAAAATCATCTATAAAAAGAACTCTATTACCAACTGATTCATCATAATCAAATAAAACTCTATTAGCAAATGTTATTTCATTAGAAAGAACTCTTGTCCCAACATTTAAAGAATTCTCTTTTACTAAGTCAAAATCATGAACAGTATTTAAATTACCTAATCCAACCAAATGATTTACAATTTCATATGAAGTTTCTTCAGTAGATAAACCAACCTTCATTGAATTTTCATTCAATGAATCAACTTGCATATCAGAGAATTTTACATATCCTAGAGCATGATTTAATGTGCTTACAGCATCATCCCAAGTATCCATTGATACTTTAGATCTTAATGAATATGAGAAGTTTTGATAATACAAACTATCTTGTATTCTCTGTTGATGAACATTAAGAACACCAGAATCAGTTTCCCATCCTTTTTCTACTTTAGAATAAGGTCCTAACTTGATATTCGAATTATATGATGTTATAGAAGAAGCAATACCTCTTGTTCCAGATATTTGTCCAGAAATAATACTATCAACTTTAAAATCCTCACCAGAAGATATCTTTAATAATCCAAGTTTTCTATTCCAAGATTCTACAGTACCAGTAACAGAATTTGATGTAACTTTTTCCCCTTTAAGAAAATCATTTACACCCAATTTAACATCAAATAATGGGAAATATTTTTCTGGTATAATTCTTCCTATCGAATTATCAGAATCAAATTGTCCAGGAGTTACTTCGGGATTTAAATCTTTATAATAATCATATAAACTAAATGTAACAATTCCCAAACCACCAATATTTGAATCAACTTGTGTTAATTCAAATAACTTATAATCATATTCTGATGAATTATATCCTCTTGCAGTTGTACCAACACCAACACTAATATTTTCAATTAATACTTTATCTCCAACTGCAAATGGGAAAGAACCAGCAGTACTAAACCCAACAGATAAAGTAACACTCACATCTTTAGTAGTAGTATTAAATCCAACCGTATGAATTCCTACACCATTTGTATTATTTGTAGGAAGAACAACTGGAAGAACATTACTAATTCCTTTAGATTCCTTAAGAATAGTTACATTAGAATCTCCTAGTTTATATTCAAGTTCAATATCTTCATCTCTTTTATTAGTTACTCCATCAAACACTAAAAGAGTAGGTGCTACTGCATATCCTCTTCCCACTGATGCAATTCCAATAGAAGTAATCTTTGCTAATTTGTCTATTGTAATAAGTTGAGGTAATGCAACACTTGGTCTAAGTGTATTGTCTGAAGGGAAATTATAACCAATATTATTAATTTTTGTTTTTCCAATTTTTCCTACCGTTTCACTAGAAGTTTCAACAACAGCATTTTTACCATATCCCGAATTAATCGTAGTAATTCCTGGAAGTGAATAATAATTTTCTCCTCCATCAAATATTTTAAATTCAGATATAGGACCAAATGCTGATGCAGAAGATGTTCTATAGTTTAAAACAGATGATGTTGAAATATAAGATCCTTTTTCAGGTAATTCAGTTAAAGTGTATGTGAAAGAATTAGTTGCACCAACAGAAATTGGGTGTTTTCCATTATAACCACTTTCTACAATTTGTATTTCATTTCCAGAAATAACAGCATCATTTCTTGTTACTTGTTCTTTAACTGGAGGAAGAGTTCCCTCAAATAAAGGATCAAGAGTATAATATAATTCTCTAGGTACATTTTCATTAATAGTTACAGTAACCGTTGCATCTGAATCTACTCCCGCTGAACCAGATCTTACAACATTAAAGTTATTAGTAATTTTATCAGTATTCCATACTTTTAGGAGTTTTTTATCACTATAAACATTTAATTCAAATGCTGCATAACTTGTTCCTTGACTTATATAACCTAAAGATGAATCAGAAACATCAAAAATCGCATTTTGATTTTTATAAACTTTAACTGGAGGATTTATGGGATTAATTGTTCCTGCAGAAGCACTGGCAATTCCAACAATAACTGGTTTTAATAATTCTGAATTATAAGAATTATTAGATAATTTTATTGTATCATCATCGATTTTAACAATATAATATAAACCATTATTTGAAAGACCTTCACAGGGAAGAGATGCAGTGTGAACAACTTTTTGTCCTGTTACTAACCCATGGTTTGTAATAGTAATTGCATTAGTTGTTGTATTTACTCCACCGGCAACAAAATCTTTTGGATCAATAATGATTACTCTATTATAATCATTATACTTAACAGTAAATGTTGTTGATATATTACCAGGACTTACATTAATATCTACAATATCATCACTTTCTAATCCATGACTACTTCCAGTAGATACTGTTACTAACTTTCTAGAAGCTGATGCAGTAATTGGAGCATAATTTGTTTTAAGACTATGCCAAGTACCAGTTCCAATTCCAGAGAGGAATAATGTAGAAGAACTTCTAAATGTTGTTGCAATACCAACAATACTATCACCTGCTGTATTAAGTCCTACCCTAACTGTAGCAATTCCAATTAAATCATCACTAACCTTATAAGCATATACAGTTTGCCCATCAGTTAATGTTGATATTCCTCCACCTGTATTTTGAACATCAAGACCTGCTCCTCTATTAGGAGAATAAGTTAATTGATCATTTGTCTCTAATCCATGATTTTTAATCCAAATAGTCTTTGTTGGAATGAATACCTGAGTTACTCCCGCACCTGTAGCACTTGGATAACCTGGCTGTGAGTAGAATTGAATAGTTGTACCAATTCCAACCCCAGAAGCAGTCCCTAATGCAACAGATTCATTTGGATTAAAATAAATCTGAGTATTTACATTACAGTCATATGTTGTTTTAAATCCTGCATTTATAATTAATTTTCTAGGATTTTCATAAAGAACTGTAGTTACAGTATGTGCTGCACCTGCTGTACCTTCAACAGCTCTTAAAGCTCTTATTCTAGAAAATTCCGGTTCAATATTTAAAACTTGAATTTTCTCTGAATTTATACTAAGAATATCATTTACTTTAATACGAGGATATGATAAATCACCATTTACATCAAAATACGTAACTATTCCTGTTACTCCATCCGATCCAATACCCGTAGGAGCAGTTCCAACACCACTTAATACAAAAGTATCAGTAGTAATTCCTACTTTATAATTTCCACCAATTTTTGAAGATGTGGTAGATAATCCAGAAATTGTAATTGTATTATTCTTTTTGTATTGGTGAGGTTTTGTACCCCAAAGAATATATTCTCCTTTTTGTGTTCCAGGATAAACTTCAAATCCACTTACTGTACTTGTGGCAACACTTATATTACTTAATGCTTTACCTTCAATCCAAGAAATTTTAGCAGTCGCTCTATGTCCTTGAGTGCCAGTATTATCAAAAATAACCTTATCACCAACCTGATAAAGGTCTCCCGCAGTAGTAATTCCTATATGATTAACAATTCCAGGTTTTCCAGTCTTAACATCAATAGTCTGTTTTAAATCGTCAGGAATATAAACATATTCATATTCTAAGCTACCTTCAATAAGATTATAAAAATAAGTATTTCTAGACCATAAAGAAGTGTTTAATACATATTGATCTTGATTAGAATAAGAACTAAAATTAAACTTATTAGGTGTGGACTTAAAATTCTCACCAACTAGATAAGGGAATTTTGGTCTCTTATATCCAGCAAATGGTCCTGAAGAATCTGCATTACCATCTTCAATAGTTGCAAAATAAGCATAAGTTCCATTTGGATATTCTGGAGTAATACAGAATCTTCCATTATTTTGATCAAGTGTTGCAGGATCAGCAACTTTAGTATGAGTAAAATCTTCAATAAAGAATCCTACTGGGAATTGATTCTGAGGAGGTCTACTTGCCTTTAAATCAACACTATAACCAGACTTCATCTGTGCAACTACACCACCTGTCTGAGTGCTATAACCATAGGGACCATAAATGGGGTTTCCATCATATGCCCAACCAATTATAGGGGAGTGATCGGTAGAAGCAATTTCTTGACTATTGGATCTTAATAAATCACTCTTACCATATAGAGTATTTCCATCTAAATCAGTTGCAAATACTGCTTCTCTAAGTTTTCTTGGCGCATATAAATGAGAATATTGAAGTCCCTTACCTATATTAAATTGATCAGCAATAATTCCATCATCAGTACTAAAATTATCAATATGTCTTTGGAATAAATTTAATCTCCAATTTTGTATATCAGCTCTAAATTCTGCTCCTTCTCCAGGAACAAGAACATCAATATTAGTGTTTGCCTCAGTATATCCTTCGCCCTTTTCAATTACTGTAATAGAGGAAATTGTACCATCTTCCAATACAGGAGTAAGTACTGCACCTTGACCATCACCTTTAATAACTAAATCTGGAGGAGAATTATATCTAGATCCAGGAGCTTGTATTAATACTTCAGTAATTGCTCCATCATTAATAATTGGTTTTAATTGTGCACCAGAACCAGCAATTAAAGTTACATCAGGTTGTCTATCAAAATTAATAATTTCAGATGAACCATATCCAACTCCATTTTTAGATGTATGAACTGAATCTATACTACCTCTAATAATAGGTTGAACTCTACATTGGAAAGTATCTCCTTGTATTGAAGAAATCCCAACTTTTCCAGTTATATTAACAGTAATAGGTTGGTAATTAAATGAATGAGTACCTACACCAACAGATGTGAAATCAATATACTGTTTTGTATCATAGAAAAATGTTTTTATTGTAGATCCTGCTCCAATTTTAGATAATTTAAATCTATCTTTATTAACTTTTGTTAGATAATAGTCGGATCCACTTGTAAGTCCGCCAAGAGCAGTTCCTTCAGCAGTGTATTGAACTATTTCACCAGACTTATAACCATGATTAGGAATTTGTATGTAATCTATAGATGTATTAATTCCACTTCCAGCTTCAGTAGGAGTACTTCTCTTCTTATTGGCATATCCAGATCCACTATCAAGTACATTAATATTATCAACTATTGATTTTTTATTAACTGCTTGAAGAGTTTGTTTTCCAACACCATGAGATGTTAAAGAAATAGTATTAATTCCAGCAAATGCATCATTTTCTTTTGAATAAAGTTTTACTGTAGTATTGTTTACTGGATAAACATAATATTGTGAATTAGTAGTAATTCCACCAATTGGAGTTTGTCCATTAGTTCTGTAAATTACTTTTTCAGCATTTTTAAATTTATGATAGGTATTAAATCCAATAGTATTGTCTGTAAGGCTAACCCATGCATAAGTCTGACCCGCATGAATATTAGCATCTGCAAAGAAGTCAACTGTATGATTAATCAACTTCATATTTACATCAACAACTGCTCCTGAACCATTACCTCCACTAACGGTTATGGTAGGTTTCTCTTCATAATCAAAACCAGGATCAAGAAGTCTGAGTTCAGATAAAGAACCCTCAACTGCAGCATATCCGGTCGCACCACTTCCTACATTATCTTTAATATGAAGAAGTGGAGGATTAATTACATCATAATCGGAACCAGGACTACTAACTTCAATTTCATCAATTTGACCATACTTAATAACATCACCTGCTTTATAATTTAAAACCTGAACGCCATTTATCAAAATTCCATTAAATCCAGGTTCGGTAGGAACTACCTCTTCATTATCATTTTGAGGGGGAGCAATTTGTCTTAAAATATCTTGCGATCTTAAAGTTTTAAATCTAAAATCATAAGGTTCTATTCTATTATTTGTTACAGTAATATCTTCCGTAAGAGTAACAAAGGTTTCATCAGAAAGATTTGTCCTACTTGTAGCAAGTTTAATTCTAGAATTGTTTACTCTATAGACAAAATAAAGACCTTCCGTGGCTATACATTTACCATCAACTACTCTACTTTTCTCATTACCAAATGGATCAAAATAAGATTCATCAATTCTTTCTGGAGAAAGATAAACTGCATCTCCAGTATAGAATCCATGGTCTTCAGTTAAAGGATTAATTAAAAATTCTGACCCGCTAAAGGTTCCAGAGAAAGTAACAGTTTGTCCATATACATCAAGAGGTTGTGCATTATATGATGGAATAGAAGAAGAAGCAACTAGATAATCCTCTCCTTTTTTATAAACATTCTGAACATTAGTAGAATAAATTGTAGATTGTGGGAAATTGTTAGATTGCGTCTTTAAGGTAAGTCTTTTAATTTGATAAGTATTTGCTGCTTGGTCAACAAGTTGTCCTTGACCTTTAATTTCAATCTTTTTACTAGAAACAACTTTAATTACAGTAGAAGTATTTCTTACATTTCCTGTTAAAATTACAGATGCATAGTCCCCTACTCTAAAACAGTGATCTACATTTAACTCAAACTGATATGTCCAGTCAGAACTATCAATCAAACTTATATTCTTAACCTTATAAATTGGAGAAATATTATAGAACCAATTTCTTCCCTTAAAACTACCATCAGAAATACCTAAAGTTTTAAGTTGTGCAGTATCTTCTTTTTCATAATTTACTGCATCAGTAGGAGGTTCAAATTGTTCTAATACTGCACCAATTCTTACTTTAACAGTTTTACTACTATCTACAAAAGAACTTCCATAAACATAAGTATTAATTCCAATATTTGATGCATCTAGAATTGTTCCTGTTATATTGGAGCAATCAAAGAACTGGGTTGTATTTCTAGAGGTATAAGAAACAACTCCAACTGTCCCATCACTATAAGGAACATATAATTCACCACTTGTAGGGAATCCAACGGTAGAATCTACATCAAGATAAGTTGTACCTGCAGATACTTTTCCAATTACTCTAGTTTTTGAATGGGTCTTAAATTCACCGTATATCGATCCATCAACTCTAGCATCTCTATTATATCCTGCATCTATACTCAATTTATAGAAAGTTTGTCCTATTCCAGTATCTCCAGTAATAATTGGTTCTACTGAAGTAATAGGAGCATATGCTTTTGTATAATTACCGTACTTATAATCATTCTGGAACAAAGTAGATTGTTCTAAATCTACAGGATTTCCTTCACCTACAATTGATTCAACTACAAAATCCTTTGTAATTTTATAGTTAGCATTTGAGGGTGTAAAAAGAAAATCTCTTGGTTTTATGATTCTTACATCTTCATTATATAAAGCTTTAAATAAAATTTCAAAAGATTTATCAGTACCTTTACTTAGATAAAAATCTTTTGCTTGTTTTATGAAAATATCTTGATTTAATCCTTTATGTAATTTTCTATTCTCTAATCCAGGTAAAAGTTGATATTTTGTTTTAAGTAAGAATTCCTTTAAGAACAAACAACTTAAATTTTCAATCTTAGACCCTCCTGTATGCTCCTTGGAGGTGCTTGTATTAAACTCTAGTACATCTGGACTGTTTGCTGTCTTATAGGACGTTATACCGCAGAATCCACGCACACAACCAGTAAAGCAAGTAGTTGCTGTGCCAGTATATGTTATAATTTCATCATTAATTTTTATCAATCCATAAGTATTTGGAAATCCATCAGTTCCTGTCGGATTTGCCACCATATCAACAGGAACAATATCAGTAAAAGCATCGATGGATGTAGACAAACCAACAGTCTCAGTTAAATTGGTCTGTTCTGCAATTTTTACATATTGATCAATATTTTGAATCAGATCGACAGAACCACCTTGGTATTCTTGTCCAAGATAGTATTGTTTTAAAAATTCAGAAACTAACGGGAATTCAGTCTTCGTATAAGCAGGAAGCTGATTCTGAACTATGTTACTAAATTGTATTCTCTTTTCTGCCATCTTAAGATCTTACTAGGTTCCCGTTTGCATAACTTGAGGTTACAATATAATTAGATGCTGCTGGATCCAATCCTGAAGAAACTTCATCTACAACAGTGTCAAAAGTACTTGTACTAATATCTAGTTGCAAATACAAGTCCTGTAATCCAACAACGTCGTTAGATACTGGACATATGGATAATTCAATAATAGTTTGACCATCCTTTATTTTTCCAGATAATACGTTAATTGGATTAAGAGTTATAACTCCTTTTTCATAATTAACAGTTCCTACATTTCTTCTAACAATTGTTGGAGAGGTTGAAGTTGGTGAAGGAAGAGTAAACAAGAAAAGAGACCCATTTTCTCTATTTGTATTAGGAATATCTGAAATGTAGACATCATCAGCAATTCCGCTTATTTTAAATGCAGAAGATTTAATATTATATCCATCCATACTTCTAATATGGAATTCATTACCAAATCCAATGGAATATTCAGCAAAAGTATTTAATGCTGCTCTTAAATCCCTTCTCATATTCACGGTTGTGATATTAGAAGTAATTGCTGAATCACTTTGATCAATAATATTCAAAAATTTACTATATTTGAATCTTGCACCATATTTGTTCAATTCTGAAGATTCTGCATACTTATTTGCATTATTTTGAACTACACTAGAGACAGAAGCAGCAGTTGTTGCCAAATTAGTGTTATAATAGATTTTTGAATCAACTTCAATATACAAATACTTCAAATCAAGGATTTCTGGGACAATTCCAGCAACCGCATACTTTTTCAACTTCATTCTGATGTTTTCTTTAATCAAATTGGGTAGAAAATCACCTGTTTTTGGTTTAATGCTGATAAAAACCTTTCCATATTGAGGTGGAATCAATTCTTCACCTCCAAAAACAGAAATTGACTCTGTTTCGGGGTAAATTTTCGCCGGAATTAGTGTTTCATAGTCATTTGCAGTCAATGCACGGTTTTGAGAGGCATAAATTCGAGGTGCAAACTTCTTAATGGAGTCTACGGACTCAATTGTCTCTCCACCTTTAGAAGAAACGTCAGTTGTTATTAAAGAAATGCCATCTGTAACTGTATAATCACTTGCATTCCTTGTATAAGAAAGACTTCCTGCAAATTCGAACTGATTTACACCATTTGCACTATCTCCATTACAAACAATGTAATCAGCAATGATATAATTACCTTCTTCAAGTGCTTTTCCAAAAATATCGTCGCCAAATATTAATTGATATCTTTCATCTTCAATTTCCTGGAGAAAATAGACTTTAGAATTTCCATCAATGTTAAAAAGACTATTTTGAGAGGTATATTGGGTTTTAGTTGTATCTTGTTGAGTTCCTTTCACAACTACATTCAATAAATCAGTATCAATACCTGCATTTGGTAAAATAAACTTCGCATTTGGTGTTCTAGAGCTATATGTGAAGTTAGAAGTTAAAAGAGATCCCTGATAAATGGAAATTTCATCAAAAGAAGCGATTCCATCCAATACAGGAACTGTAATATCGCTTAAAATTGAAAATACAAAGGATTGATTACCAAAAGTACCCGAAGTTGCTGCAACTGGACCTTTTTTAAGGGTTATTGATGCGGGTGTTGGTGAAACATTACTACAATCAACGAAAAAACTAACGGTTGCACTTGCTGCTTTTCTAGATTTGGGTAAATATCCAATATTTCGCGCCAAAGAAACTACATTTTCCCTTAAAGTTGCACTATCAATGAATACTTCATTAGAAACCATATTGGCATTGTATGAAGTAATGTAGGTATTGTATGCTAAAAGGTCAATTATCGAAGAAAGATTAGATCCTTCGAAGTCATAATCAGTAAAAGTAGAGTTTGCTCTCAAATATTCTTTAAGAGATGTCTTAACCTGATTAAAATCGAGGTTAGAGAAGTTGACTAATGGCATTTATCTAGTGGATTGCAACGCGAATTGTAGTTCTTGGGGTGGAACGTCTGCTCCTATAATGTCATAAACAATTAATACATCAAAAGAATTGTTATCAAAGTTAGGAAATGCCTCAACATTAATCAAATCAACTCTAGGTTCATATCTTTCAATAGATTGTGTAATTTCATCAACAATAACATTGGCAGAAATATCATCAATGTTTTCAAAAAGAGTTGCGGAGATACGAGATCCAAATTCTTCATCAAAAAATTTCTCTCCAGGAATAGTAAATACAATATTTCTTACTGAACGAGCAATTGCATTTTCATTTTTAAGCCCAATGAGGTCAAAATTCAGGGGATTTGCCTGAAAAGTCATACTAATATCTTTAAAACCTGGACTAACCCTTTCTAGCGGCACTTAAATACAGCGATTATTGTTTATTTATTAAGGATTTATCACTACTCTTGTGCAGAAGGTATCATATCGTCGTCATAATCCAATCCTTCCCAAAATTCATCGTCTTTTTTCTTCTCATAAAGGTCATTTTGGACTTTTCTATCACTTTTTCTAGGTGTTATAGCATCATTTGCGATTTCACGAAGCATTTTTTGATGTTGGTCATTGGCTAGATTGTCTAAAAAGTCATGCATTGCCTTAATTTCCCGATATTCTCTATTTACACACAAAAAAAGGGCGTTTTTTTCGCCCTTTAAATTATTTTCCTTGACCTCTGGGTCGTTTTTTAGCACTATTACGAGAACTCGCGGCATATTTTGTGTGTTTTCCATTTCCTTGACGAGTTTTTTTAGGAATTGTCTCTACAAATTGAGAAGATCCCCATGATCCTGTCTTAGTTTTAACCGGCATCGATAATTTCCTCCATTGTTAGGTCTTGTGGGTCAAATGGCCATGCAATTGGGTCGTCTTTTTGGGCATAAAACTTGTCTGCATAGTCCTGTAACTTATCTGCTGCTTCTTCAGCAGATAATCTACTATGTAATATGTTGGTTTTGTATTTAATATTGTATAGTATAGTCATGCGTGAGGATTATACTTGTACATAAGGTATATAAAAACGATAAAAGCAATAACAAATAGTGCGCCAACAGAATAGATCATAATAAGTTAAGTTTTTCAAGTTTTTTTCTTACCGAGTCACGAGTTGGACGGACCCGGTATTGTACATTATCCCTACGAGAAAGTTCGGTGAGATGTTCTGCGATTTGAAACCATAATTGTTCGTCTGACATTATTATATAATGCGAGTTTTTTCGTGCCCAACCCTAATTCTAGGATCGCACCAGATTTCATAATCAAGTTCTTTTGCATCTAAACAGAAAGATACGTCTTCACCACACATATCCTGAACAGCGCCAGATTCAAAGACTTGCATCTTTGGAGCAAACCATGGATATTCAAGTTCTTCAAAGACTCCCTTCTTAATAAGTAACCAACCAAAACCAGTATAGTCTACAGTAAATGGTTTCTTACGCTTACCCATAGTCTCAACGGTTTCATGATTCATAACTCCACCGTTCTTACGGAACTCATCTTCATCTAACCAGTGAGCAACAGAGGTAGTGCTTCCATCTTCTGTGGCATACCATCCAGCAGCAATTGCACGACTCTTTAAAACTTCCTCATTAGGTGTTCCATCTTCATTAACTGACTCTGCAGGGATTGCTAGGTCACATAATTGCCAGAACTTATTAGTATCAAAGACAATATCTGAGTCAATCCACAGTTGATAATCATACTTAAGTTTACCATCCCAAGGAATTTGTTTAGGTCCTCGTAATACATTAGCACCTAAACACTTACAACGTGCAAAGTTAACCATTGATGAATAGTCCTGTGATATCTGGATAGACATACCATTCTGAACCATATCAAAGCATAACTGCACAAAGTTCTTCAGAAAAATGTAAGAACATCCACGACCTGGAAGACAAAATACAATCGTCTTTCCTTTCATTCTTGCTTTAATTGCATCAATGTCCCAATCAGGTGCTTTCTTTTTAGGAGCATTGGCTTTAACAGTAAATCCTTTTGCCATAGTTTCTTAATACCTTCAATTCAATTATACACTGTTATATGTAGAGTGTCAATAAGAATCTTCTCCCGCTGGATCTGCCCAAGAAACCGTACTATTATGTCCGCCCATTCCTGGTGGGAGTTTTTCAAATGATAAATCTTCTTCTGTATAGTCTGTTTTCATTAGCCCGACCATTGCTTTGAGTTCCGCCCATCTTACTTGGAACTCATCTTCATTTAAAGTATTATATAAACAAACATCTTTTGCGTAGATATGGTAAATCGTTTCGTCACTCATTTTTTATGGGCGATTTTTTTATATATGAAAGGTAATAAGGTCTCTAAATTTTTTCGCGGTTTTTTTATATACATCTCGATTTGTCACGTCTGTAGGTTAGGGTCTCTATCTTTTTTATATACGGGCA